TTAACTGACCAGATGCATTTGTAGATTGACCAGATAATTGCTCATAAACTGCTAAATTAGCGTCAGATAAATCAACTGATGCGATGTTTACATTTTCAAGTGGCATAAACAATGCACCACCATTATCACCTTGCTCATATAATGTTTCGCCAAGTCTAAAGTTAACGTTAATCGTACCAGTTGGTAGACTTCCAGTAACTACTCCAGCAACTGTCGGAACAGATACAACTGTTAGTGTTTTAGCGTCTGCAGAAATTGCACTTACGCGATTTAGTACAGTTTCAGTGTATTCTGGGTTCCTATATCTAATTAGTGAGTTAGTCGTAATTCCAGTAAATCTGTTTCCTGCAGAAGTGACTACACCACCAGAAGTAATTTGAATGGTATCATTACGTGTAAATCTTGGGGCAACTCTGCCTTTTTGAATTGTATCTGCGACAAAATCACATCCAAGTCCAAGAGCTGATGCATCTTGATATACTGATCTTACTGAATTTAAATCATATACTACAATATCCTTAATCGTTCTTGGAAATTCTCTAGTTCCATCAATAGTTACAGTTTCACCTTCTAAGAAAGTTCCAGAAGTTTGTTGAAGTTTTACTTTATCTCCACTGGAATGATCACTTATGGCATATCCAGTAGCTCCACTACTATCTCCTTTAAAATATGTTCCTTTTTTAAATGCAAATACTTCATTAAGAGTCAATTCAGTATAAGTTTGAACGTCATATAACCTCAATTCCCATGCAGATCTATCATTTGAATACGCATTTCTGGGTGCAAATGAATATACTCTAGCTTGACCAACAAGTTCACCTGTTCCAGCAGTATTACTACTAGTTCTTCTATCATACAACTCAAGTGTATGTGTATTATCTTTATTGAGACCGATTACTGGTGTTCCGAAGACATTGTTTACGCGAAGAACAGCTCCAAGATCATAAGCAACTAAAGAATTGTCAACTTTTTTAGTTGATCTTGGTTTAGGTATATCAATAACTCTTGATCCAACTACATCAATATCATATCCATTTACATATGCCTTACCAGGACCGACTGTGAGGCACATTAAATCCTCTGAAGGAACATTGTCACTTCTAGTAGTCTGATCACGCTCATAGACGCCATCATTGCCCTGTTCATCATTCAAACACTCATCCATAGTGAGCGTAAAAGGAACTACACTATAATCTCCAGATTCTTCGTATGTTCTCTGTGCGAAATAATCTCTAATTATATTATATCTTGTTTTTTGTTCTGCTTTTTCTGTTTCTCCATCATTAATTCTAAGAAGTTCTACAAATGACTTATCTAATGTCTTTTTGATGAGTTTTAATTCAAACTTAAATCTATCCGCGCCAGGAGCAGAGAAATTATTGAATCCAGCGGCATTATCAAATAGAGTGGTATCTTCGTTAGAGTTTACAGTGCTTTCAATAATGGATAGGCCGACCCTATAAGAGGGAGAATTTGTATATTGATCTAATATGATAGTTTGAGCAAAAACATTTACAAAAAATCCACGAACAAAATAAACACCATCAGCAATAGAAACAGCTGAACCAATGGAAGATGCATTTTGTGCAATTACTTGAGCAAATGGAGCTCCAGCTGAAATGGTAGTGTTTCCGTAAGTTACGTCTTCATCTGCAAGTAAAAGTTCACTTTCAGAAAATGTTGAGAAGTCACCATCTTCACTGGAGTTTAAATATTTGACATATAAAGTAAGTTGATTATCTTCGGAATCTTCTTCAAATAGTACGTTTACAACAGAGGCAGTTACTCTAGAGGTTTGTCCTAAAATTTCCGTGCCAATAAAATTTTTGGCGTATGTTGAAACTGGAATGCCAAGATATTCAGAATTGATTTTTATGGCAAAATAGTTACTATCGTAAGATATTCCGCCAGGAGTTACAACAGACCCATCTTTAAAAAAATGATCTCCAAATTGCTCAATTTGGTTTTGAATAACTGACTGAACGTTATTTAATTCTCTAGCTTGAACTGGAAAACCAGGCTTAAACAGAACTTTATAAAAATTATCTGTTTCGCTAAAATCGTCAAAATATGGAGTCGTGTTTAAATTAGTCTTTTGTGCCATTTTTTTAGAATTCCAGGACTACCTTGATGTCTTCTTTTTGGCGAGAGTTTCTCGCAATTTCTGGTCTGTTGTCAAGATATATTATTTCACCTGACCTTTTATTTATCTGGGAATCAGCGATTCCATCTGTGAAATTAACTCCCAAATTGACAACATTATTGCCAAGAATCGTTGTAATTCCAGTAAATGTAGTATCTACTGATGCTGAGAATCCACCATCGGTAGTTATAGACTCTGCAGATGATTCAAAATCAACATATTTTGATTCGGAAGTAACACCAATGTAATCGCGTTGTGTTCCAGTGGTCTTATTAAAGTAAAGTGATCTATCTTGAATATATTTGATTACGTTTGTTTCTTCATCGAAAGATGCAACATATCCAACAGCAGTTGTAGTGCCTACAATTTGTTTAATAGTGTTACCAACAACCAAACTACCAGATGGATTTACAACTTTAATTTGTCCAGTTGCACTAAAATCATTAGAGATGAAATTGGAAGTAGATCCAATAGAGGTTGGATTTTTTACGATACCTACCTGTGCAAATTTAGTGTCTGTTGGGAAGTTTTTAGTTGAATCATCAAAACGTGAATAAACTAAAACCTTTTCTGCACCAAGTTCTTTATAAATGTCAAATCCATGACCTTTAGATGGTGGGATGATTGGAATTAATTCAGCAAACTCAGTTAAACTACCACTCTGAACAGGGCCAAGATCAATAATACCGTAACTATATCCTTTACCTCCCGCAGATATTTGAGCGTTAGTTATTCTTCCACTACTATCAGTAGAAACAACAACTTTTCCTCCAGTGCCGTCACCAAGAACATCTAATTCAACATCAAGACCTAGACCATATCCAAATCCAGCATTTTTAATTGAAACTGTTTTTAATTGATTATTATTTGTTTCAGAATCACCATTATCACGGATAACTGAAATTTGAGGATCTGTGCTAGTTGACCAATTTGGTGGTAATGTAATATATTCAGTTGAGTCAAATTTAATAATATCTGATGGATTCACCGTGAACAAATATTTCCAAAGATATCCATCTCCACTATCACCAGCTTTGGTTGGTTCCAAATCTGTAAAGTTTGGTTCATCCTGAGATGAGTTTCCAGCAGGATTGCTAGGCGTTGCTCCATTTTCAATACAAATATAAACTCTGAAATCAGAATTCATTACATAATATCTTGCATCATAAAGTCTGGTTGATCCAGTGGTCGGTGTTAAATTACTTACACTGTAATCATGGCGATATTGCTCATACACATTACCTTGTTCCCAATCAACCCTTTTTATAACTCTACGAATGTTGGCAGCAGTAATTTTTCTACCAAACAGCATCGTGTCATATGCATGATTGCTGTAATTAAAATTATCAACTGGACTGGGAGGACCAGCAGTATTGGTATTCCAATCAGATGTTCTACCAAACCCAATGCTTAATGTTGGGTTTGGTAGAGAACAGAAAATATAATATGAGTTATTAGAATTCTCAACGGAATCAATAAAATTATTGACATTTAAGATTCTAAACTGATCCGTTACAATAGCCGCCATTACTACCTGTTAAAAGGAATTTTTTTTATTTATGCGTTAAGTTATAGGAAGATAATTTTACTTAGACCACCAGTGTTCCTAAGACCCAATCCGCGCCTTGATATTGAGGAGAAGGTTGTTAACCCAACATCAACAATATTTCCATCTACGGAAATTGATATTGGATTAGAGCCTCTAGTGAATCCAGAGAGTTTACCCCAAGAGAATTCACCAATATTTGTACCAGTTGTTGTTGCAATTCCTATAGTATTTGTGTCAGATTTAATATTACAAGTAATGATACCTGTATTGCCTTGAATATCAAATGCACTAACTGTGTAGACGTTATCTAAGACAGTTGTTCCGATTCCAACTACAGCCGCATCATTCACACCAACTGATGTGACACCAGATCCAGTAATTGTATCCTTAACAAAGATTGGATACCCCTCTAATAGAGTTGGTAGTAAGGACACTGAACCAGAACCACTTAAATCAACTTGGAATTTAATTGCAAGAGGATGACTACCAGTTCCAGTTG